TCCCCCTCTAGGCTTGTCAGGCCAAATCTAGGCTGGCGCCTCTGCGGAATTAGCTCGCAGGAACCCAGGCTCTTCGGTAACCCGTCACCCCATCACGGGGAACGATACCGGCCACCCGTATCAGCTTCCCAAGCCGATCGTGGCCAACCGGAATTCCGAATTTTGGATTCGAAATACCAAAGAGCGCACTTGCTAATACAGCCCCCGCTGGAAAGCGGGACCATTCAAACACTTTAAACGTGTAAGGTAACCACGCTCTGATGTAACGAATGGAGTCTTTACGCCGGATCTGCCATCGGTCAGGGGTATCATGGATCACAATATCCCCGAACTCAACCGGGCCTCGACAGCCGCGCACATCACTTGGGATTTTCTCCAAGCAAGTGAGCCATGCTTTCAAGAACCTGGGATCGAGTACAGAGTTTTCACTCCACACTCTACGCAGACCGTTCGCCATTGAGATCCAGTCTTCTGGACTGGTTGGAGCCCTATCTTGGAAGTGCGGTCTAACTGCACATCCTTGGAAGAAGTCGCCCCCGCAAGATTCGCGGAAATCGCCCTCTAAGTAGGTCTTCTTTAAGTTCGGTGTAAATCCGAACCATCTCAACGCAAGAATCACTTCCCCTGCCTTTTCGGAAGGGACGATGATATCATCACCGTAGACAGTTACCATCCCTGACTGACGGCCGCAAACAGCACGACTGATAGCCAGGAAGATGATGGTTTCTAGTTCAAAAGTGAAGCCGTTTCCCATACCTGAGAATTTTTCCAGGTACAACTTCCGACCATCCGGGAGGACGGTCATCGGTACACGAAGTGAGTTCAGAAGATCGAACCACTCGCGGGACAAGAGGAGTTGAACTACCCTCTTGGCTACTGTATCACTAGCATTACTAAGATCAATCGTCGCAGCTGCCCCTGACTTAGAGGCATCACAGGCAACCTGCCTATGAATTGTCTGCAACGTATCGAGATGAATACCTCGACGCGCGAGGCCATGGCGTAAGTATCTGCCAACGGCTAACTGGGCAGCTATGTTTATGGATGGTTGCGTAGAGATACCCCGATCTTTCAGGGCGTCCTTCGGCACACTACTCCAAACATCATAGTCCCGTACGCGGATCTCCACATCGCGACTCAGGTTGCGAGCCCAAGCCGTCTGCGCCCATTCCGGAAGGATATGGAACGCTGATGGGGTAATAGTGGGTTCAGAACAGAACTTGTGCGGTACGGTGCACCACGTGCCACTATCTGATAACGTGCTCCCCTTTCCAAGCCGAAATAAAAGCGAGGACGGAGGTCGGCCCATCAGATACGCGACTTCAATCTTTACTCGAGCAATGAAACGCTCGAGCTTCAGTTCCAAAGGCCCATCAAAGGGCCCATTGTTCAGGAACTGAGAGAAATACGCGTTCGTAGAGCAGCAAACCTTTTCGGACGCAAGGAAGGTATCGAGTGCAACACCTTCCAGATCAACACCCGTTGGGAGATCTGCACATTTTCTGAGCAGACCAACTACTTGGGCATCGACCTTGTAAGCATCCGGGTCGAGGTAGTCACGCGGATCAACTGCCATATTGGCCAGCTGTTCCCACTCCCCATCCCTGGCTCTCAAAAAGCAGCCAAGCGAAATCGGGGTATCAGCGCCAATGAAGATCTCATTGGCCACATGCAGCAGATCGTCTAACATGTCCTTAGCTCCATTTTAGATGTTTAGGTCAAGGCACGATGTAGGGCAACACCTTCTCAGGTATTGGAAGGGATAACCCAGACAGTGACTTGTGAGTCAACGCCCGAGCTACCTCAGCTACACAAATGACCTCACGCAGATCTTCCATCAGGTGTTGTCTGAAATAAAGAAAGACAAACCCGAGGCCGACCGTGTAGGCCAACAGTACTATGACCACCACTGCCGTGATATTACTACGGTAGTGGCCCCCATTAGGTTGGGGCATAACCGTCCTTGAAACACGACTTGACGAGCGTTGACGCAAGGCAGTTCATGCACTGCGCCACAGCCTCGTTCAGATCGGTCTGCGGCATCCCTTGCGGGATCGCAGCGGAGCCCGAAATTTGGGCTAAGTTCACGACGGAAACAGAACCATCGGACGCGGTGGCGGTCTGGGGATAGGTGTAGGCAAACTCAACCCGACGCACTTTTCCGTCCGCGTTTGACCGTGAGGTCAACGTGAGGCCGGGATTGTGCGAAGGAGCAGTCCCTACTGTAGTGCTTTTCCAGATAGCTGGAGCGCGGTCACCCGCACTCGCAACTTTCGCCGTATAGACGATATTTGTGGTCTCGTCCGCTTTTTTCACTGTAAGATCGGCCATCGCCGTCATAGTGACTCCTTAAAAGTTAATGTGACGTCTTGTGTCAGGAAGATCACGCAACGCCTGAGATAGGAGCGCAATTGCATTTGCTCCACGTGCCGAGTAGAAACCAGTAAATCGCGACTGCAATTCCGGCGGCGAAGGTATAACTAACCTTCGCATCACAGTCGCCCTCTTCTTGATATTGTGGTGCCACGAGGGGTAACGCCAGTAACGGTCGTTACGCTCCACAGCGTACCACGTTATCATTGAATTTGAGAAGCTAAGACCCACAAAGTCTGTCAAGCTTTGCAGAAAGCCCCCTACAGGGATAAACCAATCAGCAACAAAGGAGAAAGGAACTACCTCCCATGCCACGGAAAGAGGATTGATCAACCCTAGCTCGTTGGCCTTCCAGGCTACCCAGTTAGACACACTCACGTCCGCCTTAAGCATAACAGCGGTCGTAAAAGTGGATCGATCATACTGACCCAGGTAGATCCCAGTACCTTCACTAAAACTTACCACCTTCGAGGCGTGAGCCTTGCCGGTGCAAGTGGAGAACCGAGGCATAGGCCGCTGAAGCACCATTACAGCGCTCCAAATGTCCTCTACAAGGGGCTTCCAGCCGAAAGAATACTCGAGCCAGAGACCCCCCATGTCAGACGCGGATTTGCGCACGGTACGCCGTTTTACTCCTAGAGCCTTCAGAAAGCCACGTACATTTAAGGCTTTCAGGGATCTTGCAGCTTTAACTAGCTGCATTGTCCTCGTCGTCAAAGCTTTCATAGACGACTTACGCTCTGCGAAGTCAGCTCCGAGTTGTGAGCTGTAGTCATCCACCCCTTCACGAAACCTACCATAAGCTTTCCGGTAGATCTCATTCTCCCACGAAATAACGGTGGGAAGGTTAGATGGATGCAAGGCTGTGTGCGACCACGTAGTGTAGTCACTCGTCACGCGATCCTCATTCACCATAGCGTCCATATCGAATTGCAAGGGCGCCGAAGTGATGGGTTTGCGACGATACCACCAGGTTTGTTTGTACAACAACCCAGGGATATTATTCAGCCTATATAAAGGACCATATACTGTCATAAGAGAACTCCTATGGCAGCATACGGCGACCCCAAGGGTAACCGACCATACTTCCAAATAACGATAAGGGCCAAGCGGACGACTCCGAAGAGTCGCACCCCGTCTCACGGGGGTCTTTCGCCGCGAGGCCCGAGTTACTCGTTAAGGTCGTATGACCGATTATGACATCCCTCTAAGGCATCAGATGATGCCAATTAGTTAAGAGGAACCTGCACCGTTGTAACAGTGCACCTAGAGCACCCGCTCCTCACGGAG